AATGCCGCAGACCAGCACCCCATCCGCCAGCACCGACATGATTCTGCTGGTGAAATCCACCATCACCACCAGAAACAGCAGGAGTGCAGCCACAGCCAGGCGCAGTTTTACCGTCACTGGTGATTCTCCAGACGAAGACCCAGAACACCGGCAATCTCTTCCAGCACCTTGCGCTCTTCCGGCTCAATTTCGCCGTCTGCCTCCGCAATGGCCACCGCCACATCCAGCACATCTTCCGCTTCACGCGTATCGTGTTTCACATCCTCGATCTCACGTAACGCCGCACGACGACCAATTTTAAAGTTCGTATCCAGCTGACCGATAATGGTTGCGCTAATCGCATTAATTTCTGACGTAAACGCGGACAGCGCAGGCTGATTACGCAGTACCTGTTCGATCTTCGCTTTCTAGGAAGCCTCACATTCACCATCTGCACAGGCCACCAGGTAGGCAGCATTAATAACCGCCTGTGCCAGATCGCGTTTCTCAAACTTTCCTTTTTCCGGTTAACGTGACACACCAATAACTCTTGTCGAAAAAGCCAGCAAGCTGAAAGACCGGTATTCACAACCACCAGCGCGTTTACTGTACTGGCGTGATTTCAGTCATAAAAAAACCCGCCTGGCGACGGGTGTAAAAAATCTTCTAACGTCAGGCATAAAACGCCCATCGTTAGGGCAAATTTACCACAGATTCGGGAAAAATCAACAAAGCTATCTGGTCACCTTTTTCAGTTGTTGTTCTGCCCATGCTTCTTCAATATCAAACTGCACCACCAGCGTATCGTAAAAACGTTTAACTGTTTTTTTCCATGTATCAAGAGATATGGCATCGGTTACATTACATATGGCATTAAATGCCTCCGTTGAAGGTAATCTTTCATAGCCACGACCACCACAACGCTGGCAGTCTCTGATAACAGGCATACCACGTTTTACCGACTCTTCACGATGAATGGCAACACCGCGCCCACGACAATCTTTACAGGCGGTGGAAACCTCCCCCTTCCCTCCACACTCCGGACAGGCAACTTTTACCACCTCCCTGACTTTTTTCCATTCCTCCCAGTAAGACGGATACACGCCTTTTGTGCACTTTGCCCACACTGGCGGCTTACCATCCGGATACTGGATCTTGTTTGTAAAAACCTCGCTTTCAATAAATTTTTTTCCGTGACAACAGGGGCACTGTTTTTTGCTCGCCGCGCTACGGGCATAATCTTCAAACGCATACGAAGCCATAATACGCATCACTGCCGGTTTTATTTCTGCCGGGAGTTTTCTTAACGCCGCCACGCGATCACACCGACTGAGTGCATATTCTGTCAGCAATTCTGTTGCCCGCTCTCTGTCATTCATACTAATGCCCATTTTCCCAAGGAACGCAGAAAACCCCATCTCAGCCCAATTCTGTGTCATGCCCTGCGCGGCCATCACATCAGTGATACTCAGCGTATCTTTCGACGTTGAGGCCGATGCATCAGTCAGGCCGGGGGATTTTGGGGAGTAGTATTTCGGTAAATCTTCCAGTTTCATTTTTTGACCAGCCCTTCAAGCATTATGGGGTAAATCTTCACCCCCAGACGTCCACCAGATACTGGCTGACCACGAACGATATTGATTTCATCAAACTGCTCATCGTCCATTAACACTCCCGCATGCGTCAGCGCATCCAGTGGCGCTTTCAGAATATTGTCCAGGTCACGGCGGCGCTTATCCGGTGGCTCGGCAATAATCTTTATCGCCAGCCTTCCGGACAGGCTTAATTTCAGCCGCTGCTGGCGAACAATAAGCGCCA